TCCCATCGAACAGTTTTTTTACAAAAAGTTTTTTGAGATTTGAAAAAGAACATGCCCGAAAATTGTCCTTTTTGGAAAATGTAAAAAACTTTTGCGAAAAAAACTGTTCGATGGGAGCCTTTTTTGGAACCTTTTTTTCATGGTTTGATGAATTTTTAACAAGTTGCGTATTTCGTGAGTGATAGTGGTCTGGAAATAAAAACCTCTCGAAAAATCGAAAAAAAGGCACTATTTTGAAAAAAGGCACTATGGCAAAAAAAAGGCACTACGGCGAAAAAAAGGCTCCCATCGAACGATTTTTTGCGAAAAAAACTTAAAAATTTTCTCCATATTTATATAAAATGACAAAAAAAACATGCAAAACGAGCAAAAACGAGCAAAAACGAGCAAAAACGAGCAACTTTTTTTTTTGTGAAAAATGTGACTATTCTACATCTCGTAAGTCGAACTATGATAGGCACCTTGTGAGCATAAAACATTTAGAAAAAAAGGGGGTCGTTGCTCAAAAGTGGCAAAAATCGACCAAAAAAAATGTTTTTAAAATTTGTGAACACTGTGACTATGTAGCGTCTAAAAAATACAATTGGGAAAAACACCTCCAAACCATCAAACATCAACAAAAAGTGGCAAAAAGTGGCAAAAAAGTGGCAAATGTGACGGACGCCAAACCACGAAAAAATAAAAAAAATCAAAATCACACCAACCGTAGTGTCCCAGACGACATTAAGACGATTACCGAACAACTAAACGCAATCATTAAAACACAAACTGCTTTGGCACAGCAAACTACGATCAATAATTCCCAACATATTACAAATATAAATAATAATATTTCTATAAATGTTTTTTTAGATCAATACTGCAACGATGCTCTCAATTTACAAGATTTTGTTGAAAATATAAATTTCCAGTTGACAGACATTTTATCGAATAATCATTTGATTGAAAACTTCCTATCTAAAAAATTATTGGAAAATTTAAAAGAAATTCCATTGACAGAAAGACCGATTCATTGCACGGATGTAAAACGGAAAAATTTCATTGTAAAAGACAAAAATGATGGATGGGTAAAAGATACAGTCGATAATAACGATAGTAATTTGTATAAACAAGTAAATCAACTTCACACTAAAGCATATATTGACTTTTATAATGAATATGATAAATTAAACCCGCTGCCTCATGATGTAGATAAAGAGCAATTGAAATGTAGGATCGCCGCGGAATTAGTGAATAGTCAGAAAAAGTTTAATAAAGGTGTGCTACATGATATTGCTAAAAATGTAGATATTAAAGAAGTATTAAATGATTATACTGAAAATCAGATTGTCGATGATAATAATAAATATAATAAAGAAATACAATAGTTGTAATAATACTTTAATGATTAATGTAAAATATTATTTTGCGATTTAAAAGCGAGTAAATCCACCAAGTGCGTCGTTGGCAGCCAATGGTTCCATCATACCAATGTTTTCCATTCCTCCTCCCATGTTACCATACATTTCGTTGGTAGACCCTTGTTGGGGACTATTTTCCATGACTTCATTTTGTTGGTTATCAGTTGCGGTCATTTGCTGATGACTATTTAAATAATCGGCACGACTAGCTTGATGCGTTGGTTGTGGTTTTTGAACTTGCTTAATAGGTTGAGTTACTTTTACCTTTCCATCCTTTTTTTCTTTGTTTTGAATACCTTCTACTGGTTTTAAGTTACCGTTCCACATATCATTGACACGATTCGATAGTTCTCCGATCTTTTCACCAATTTTATCGGTGGTTAAGTAAAACATGATTACTATATTTAAAAAGTTAATGGCTTTGTGGGCTTTGCCGCTATAAGTAGGAATGTATTTAACAAATCGATCTACCAAAAATACAGCCATTATTAACAAAGCAATATGAATCAATATTTCCATACTTAATTCAATATTTCCCTTGGAAGGATCGAAATTAGGCAATACACTATCAATAATTTTTACTAAAGCAATCAAAGGAATGATAGAAATAATTGCGTATTGTCCTACATTCATAAGTTCGACTTTTGTATCATTGTCGAAATTAAACATATGCGATATAAATGAGCCTTTACTACTGTCTGTATTAATTTCTTCCATATTATGATTTATAATTAGAAATTAAAATTAATTATTCCTAAATTATATGATTATATTTAATTTACAAAATAATGTATAATTGACCTATTTGTTATAACATGTTTTTCATAAATAAAATTTCTCTTTCTTGGTTAAAAACTATATCTTTTGCAAGTCTATATAATTGTGGATTTTCCTTACTATATTTAATTTTTTTTAATATTTGGTTTGTCGTTGTTAAGGCAGACGAATGGTGTGTTATCATTCGTTTTAACCATTCTTTATCATCCACTAATAATTGGTTACGCAACAATAATATTGATATACTAACTGATAAAAAAATACCTATTATAAATACACCAACTTTAAAGTGTCCTTTGTTAAAATAATGAACTATTTCATGCGCCCATATCATATTAGATGCCATTAACAGACCACTATAAAATAAGGTTAATGAGAAATATAAATGATTAACTTTATAAGCAAGTACATTCATTGGATTAAATAATATACCAACAAATGTCATAACTATAAACATTATTATATGTCCTCTATACATCTATTTATTCTATTATGATATTTAATATTTATCGTTATTATTTGTTAAAATAAATTAAAGGATTGACTTGTTGTTATACATATCATGCATCCCGAAAAACAGTATCTTAATTTAATTAAAAATATTATTTTAAATGGCTCCATTACTCCATCCCGAAATGGTAATACGGTGAATACAATTGGAACTATGTCAAAATATTCATTGGAAAACAATACAATTCCGATATTAACCACTAAAAAGGTGGCATGGAAAACTTGTTTAAAAGAATTGCTATGGTTTATTAGGGGCGATACTAATAATGAATTACTTAGACAGCAGAATGTAAAGATTTGGAATGGAAATTCTACAAGAGAGTTTTTGGATTCGAGAGGGTTGACCGATTATGATGTAAATGAACTAGGACCTATATACGGTTATCAGTGGCGTAATTGGAATGCTCCATATTTAGGAAAAGATGTAAATCATAGGGATAACGGTATTGACCAGTTGGATGGTATAATTAAATCGTTAAAACATCCAACTGAAAGATATTCAAGACGGTTGATTTTGTCTGCGTGGAATGTAGAACAGCTTGACCAAATGGCACTTCCACCGTGTCATGTATTGTCGCAATATCATGTTTTAGATGGTGATAAATTATATTGCACTTTGTATCAACGAAGTGGTGATGTTGGGCTGGGAGTGCCATTTAATATTGCTTCGTATGCCTTTTTAACACATATGATTGCTGATGTATGCAACTTAAAAGCAACTGAACTGACGCATTATATTGGTAACGCTCACATATATGAATCTCATATTGAGCCATTAAAACAACAGGTTGAACGCGAACCATATGAATTTCCAAAATTACAATTAAATAGTAAAACAAGTATCGATGATTTTACAGTTGACGATTTTAAGTTGATTGACTACAAATATCACCCAACCATCAAAATGGAAATGATTTCTTAATTACAATAATACTATTACTTTATTACTTTGTTAATTAATCGTTATTTTAATTAAACATTTTTATGTATATATATTATAATGTTTAATAGAAGAATTTCTAGACCTATCAATCCAGCTGTTTTAGAAAAAAACGATATTACTGCTTTGCAGAATCTAGGAACCAAAACTGCTGAACAGCGTATCGTTCTTAGACACGAAGGATATATTAAAGATTTAAGAAATAAACTCCATCAAACTGAACAACAAATGTCGAAACCAAAAGAAGAACATGAACAAAACGCCAAAATCGAAACATTAAGAGAGCAATGTGAACTTCAGTCAAAAATGTTAAAGGAATATGAAGAAAAGTTAGTAGGAATGGTAGGATATATTAAGCGATTGGAAGATGGTTTAGAAAAAGTGAAGGAATTGCTTGTAAATAATACAAACACCGCCGATACTATGGACAAAGCGCCCGAATTGGATGAGCCATCGGGAGAGGCAAGTGAGGAACCTGTTAGTGTTGAAAGTGTTGCTGGTGAAGATGCAGTGGATGGCGACATCTCATTAGAAATAACCGAATAAATATAGTTAATCGTATAGTATCTTAGAAACTTCCTATTTAAATTTAAATAAGCCAATTATAGTTATTAACTAAAATTGATTTAAAATTATTAATGTTAAATAAACCAAACAAATACATCAGAAACTAATCATAACTAAAATGCTTACTATTACGATCAACAACTCCTCTAAAGTTACCCAATTTAACACTATTTTACAAAACCTTAAGGGTATATCGAATAGTTTATTGTTAAACTGTGATGAAAAAGGTATATATGCTCAAGGGATGGATGGAAGTCATGTTTGCTTGTTTGAATTAAAAATTGGCGAAGACTGGTTTGATGAATATGAATGTGATGAAGCATGTTCAATGGGAATCAATTGCGAAATGCTATACAAGATATTGTCTTGTTTGAAAGAAGGACAGCATATCAGTATGAAGCATGATAACACTACTTCTAAACTAACTATTGATTTATTAGGGAACAGTTATGATAAATCATTTGAATTGACATTGATTGAAATTGACAGCGATATGGTGGAGTTGCCATCGCGAGAAAGCACCGCAGATATAAAGTTTGTATCCAAAGACTTTGCTGAATTGATAAATCAGTTAAGTATATTTGGAGAAAAGCTTAAAATTACATGTAATGATAATATTATCTTAAATTCGGCAAATGAATTTGGAAAGGTAGATATAACCGTAAAGGAAGAAGACATTGTTGAATATATGATGGAAGATGGAGCGGAAGTAGAAAGCTACTTTGGTATTAAATTTATACACATGATAACCAAATTTGCAAATGTAAACAAAGAAGTAGGTATTCATATATCAAATGATTATCCAATAAAGATGGTATATGCTTTAGATGATTGGAAAGATCAAAATGAAGACGATGATGAAGGCGACCAGCCATTAAATCATTATATCGCATTTTACTTGGCTCCTATGGAAGAAGATTAAATATGCCATTTACACCTTAAACTTTTAACTTTATAACTCATAATTACACAAAACAAACAAAAACACATATATAATATTTTTATTCGGTAAAATTTTACGAATCCTTTCTATCGATAATTAAATGAAATACTTATTAGAAATAGGATTGTTTATAATTGTATTGTTTTTGTATTTACACATATATTATCACTTAAAAGTTAGCAATGATTTAGAAGTTTATTCTATTCAACAACCTTCCAAGGATAAATTAGAAGAAGTATGTAATTTAAGGCAGCCTCTGTGTTTTGATATGGATAATAAAGAAATATTAGAAACATGTAACTTATCTTACATCGATGAAAACTATAATCCGTTTGATATAAAGGTAAGGGATACATTAAGCAATGATACAGACAATTTACATCTCCCAATATCCTTAAAGGAAGCAGTTGAATTATTTAAAAAAGATGAAGCGGGAAAATATGTAAGTGAAAATAATAAGGATTTTTTGGAAGAAACGGCAATGATTAAAAAGTTTAGATACAATGATTTATTTTTAAGACCTCCTTTGGTTTCAAACTGCAAATATGACTTAATGACTGGTTCTAAAAAGGCGTTCACTACTTTACGATATAACTTAAATTATCGAAACTTTTTTTACATTACTTCTGGAAAAGTAAAAGTTGTGCTGATTCCTCCTAAAAACAGCAAGTATTTATATGAATATAAAGATTATGATAATTTTGAGTTTAGATCACCTATCAATCCTTGGGATGTTCAAGATGAATACAAAAAGGATTTTGATAAAATAAAATCACTGGAGATGACATTGGAGAAAGGCAACATATTGTTTATTCCTCCATATTGGTGGTATAGTATTCAATATCAAGAAATATCTAGCGTGGCTTGTTTTTATTATAGAACATACATGAATACGGTTGCTATCTCTCCCGAAATATGCATGAATTTGTTACAACAAACCAATGTCAAGCATGAATTCTTGGAAAAATATAATAAAATATAGAATGATTTACTTACAATTAATACAATATAATACAATGCAAATTAAATTGAATCTTTAATAACCCAATTAGTTTAATAATATTAAACACAACTTTAATAATATTAAATATGGAGAATCTACCGCAATATAAAATTAATATAGATAGTAGAAACTACGACAGTTATGCATTTATTGATATGAAGACGATGGAAGCATGTGAAACAACGCAACTTAGCACCATAAATCCTGTTCAAGAAAAGTTATTTAATCATGACATAATTGAACTAAGTGATAACACATGTAAGGTGCTTCATTCCACTGTAAAATTATCAGGTAATATTCCGGGTGTTATGATATTAAAAAACAATCGCAAGTATGGAAGATATAAAACAAAGTTCTTATACAAATGTATTCCAGACGATAAACGGTTGCCTATATTCTTAATACCTTATAAAATACAAGACGAGTTCAGTAAAAATTATGTAAATAAATATGTGATCTTTAAATTTAAAAATTGGGAGGCAAAACATCCTTATGGAGAATTAGTAAATGTTCTTGGAAATGTATCATCGTTGGATACCTTTTATGAATATCAACTATACTGCAAAAGTTTGTATGCCTCCATTCAAAAATTCACAAAACAAACAATGAAACAATTAAACACACATTCACAAGAATACTTTATTGAATTAATCAAAGAAAAATATAGATTGGAAGATAGAATGGGGAGAGATGTTATTTCAATCGACCCAGAGTCAAGTAAAGATTATGATGATGCGTTTGGATTGTCCGAGACAGATGATACTTATATAGTTAGTATCTATATTACCAATGTAAGCATGTGGTTGGATGTGTTAAATGTGTGGAGTTCATTTACAGAGCGTGTTTCCACTATTTATTTACCTGATAGAAGAAGGCCGATGTTGCCGACTATTTTATCAGATATATTATGCAGCTTAAAACAAGACGACTGTAAATTTGCGTTTACTTTGGATTTGATTATTGATAAAAAAACAGAGCAACTCGTCGATTATAAATTTTCAAATACGATCATTAAAATACGGAAAAATTATGTTTATGATACGGAAGAACAAGAAACCGATACGATGTATGTAAAAACAAGGGATTTGTTATGTCGTTTAAATAAGAAAAAAGAATACAAGTATATTGACTCTATTGAAACTAGTCATGATGTGATCGCGTATTTAATGATATGGATGAATTATACTTCCGCACAAGAGTTTGTGAAAAATAAGTGTGGTTTGTTTCGCTCTTCTAAGATGAATGAAACTTTTAAGCCACCAGAAGGTATTGATATAAACATACAACGATTCCTTAAAACATGGAATAGTTATGGTGGTAAATATTGTAAATATGGCGAATTAGAGCGTCATGATATGTTAGAATTTGATGCGTATGTTCATATAACCAGTCCAATTCGGCGGTTGGTTGATTTGTTAACTATGATGAAGTTGCAGGAAAGGTTGGGGCTAGTAGAATGGAGTGGGGAAGCAAAACGGTTTTATGATAAGTGGACTTGCGATGAATCGATCGAATATATTAATACAACAATGCGTTCTATACGAAGAGTGCAAAATGATTGTGAATTATTAAATATATGTTCTACCAATCATGAATTATTAAATACTATATACGATGGGTTCGTATTTGATAAATTAAAGCGAAATGATGGGCTATTTCAATATATGGTGTATTTAAAAGAAATAAAAATGACGAATCGAATAACAAGCCGACATGATTTAATCAATTACAGTTTTCATAAATTTAAAATATACATATTTCACGACCAAGAAAGATTAAAACATAAAGTAAGGTTGGAATTTCAACATGGTGATAAATAAAATACTTGATTTAAACAGTAAAAAATAAAAAATATAATTTTTAATTTTTTTAATTTTTATATAAGATTGATATTAATACGCCATATCGTTTCCCTTATTTTTATTTGCTGTGTTGAATCAGTAAACTCTAATAATGAGTTTGTGCCATATATACTTTTAATTAATGTATATTCACTACTAGTTGCAGTGTTTATTTTGGAACTCATTCTAACAAA